TTAGCAGCCATTCACCGAGATCCGACGACGCCTCAAACGGCTCACAGGCTATCTCGCCGTTCAGCATCGCTATTGCCGCACGGTTCCTGGCTGGTGATCCTGAAAAGAACGCACCCTTGCGACCCTCCAACGGCAAATATCTGCCATCCGCTGACAGAACAACCTTCGTTGTGCGTGCGTTCTTGCCAAGGTCAACCGAATGGATCATGACGGCTTCAGCCCTGAGATCGCGCATCAGTAGGCCACCTGCACCCGCTATGTGCTGGTCGTCCGCCAACACCGGCATGGTATCGCGACTGAGCATTGATCCGACAAGCTTGTCCTGCTGTTCGTAAATGATGTAGCCAGCCAGACCAAAAACGCCCAGTCCGATAACGGTTGCCAGCTTAAACGGGCTGTCGATCCACTTTACGAGATCAAGCGCCTTGTCGATCGGTCCACCGGGAGGTTTGGGAGGCGCGACAACGACTTCTGGAATCTTAGCGACAGGCTTCCTGTGAGCGGCTGGCTTCTTTGCCAACGGCTTCTTTGCCAATACCTTTTTAGCAGGAAGTTTTGCCATTATGCCATCCAAACTGCTAGGATAAGTAATCCTGCCATGATCGTTAACGCTGCCAACACAACTAGCCCCAGTTGAACCAAGTCGTCCCGCATTCGCTGGGCTTCACGGGCTTTCTGTTCTTCAAGCTGTCTCTGTTGCTTCCGCACGCGAATGACCTCTTTAAGAACTTCCTCCCAACCCCGTACTCCGTAAATAGATATAAAGTCGTTCTTTACCTTCTCCGCCATCTCTGCCGCTTGCTTCCGCTTCATGACGGTATCAAGGGCAATTTCTTCGGCAGTCGTTTTACTAAATAGTCTAGGCCTCGGCGGTGTCTTGCTGGCCTGAGTTAGTTTAGCGACCGACCCATACAATTTCGCGACATCGCCGCACATCGAGTTGATGTCTTTGCCGAACTTAATGCCCTGCTGGACTGCGTTGAAGGCAGTCTTGGCTGCTCCAAAGATAAGCGCGATTGTAGCAGGGTCCATGTCATTACCTTACCCCTGCTTCTTTCCCAACCACCGCTGCACAGTGTCAGTCTCGTAAATCCGTATGCTGGTCCAGATGATCGTGAACAGCGCCGCTGCGTGTGGAAGCACGTTTGTTAATGTCCCTATGACAGTGATGACAGATGCGGCATCCGCAACGTGCTTCAGTGTTTCATCTGGTCCAGTCATTTCACGGTGCCTCCGGCCAAGTCATACCAAACATTATGACGCCCCCGCTGCATATTGACCACTAAAATGATACACTCCAAAATGACCTAGTTCACACCAAGGGGCAACCCAGACCTTACCATCTCGCTCGCGGTACATATTGCAGAAGTTGTAGTCCTCCGACAGCAATTCTCCGTCAATGTTCTGAACTTTAAAGAAGTCGTAGACCTTCTCACCAGACGGAACCGTGACACCGCCGTTGGTGTAGTAGCCAACATGATCTTTCAAGTCTTCAAAGACATCTCGCCGGATCAGCATGAACCCGGTGCCAACGTGCTTGACCTCAAACGGCTCATCAGCCGATTTCATCTCATGCCCCGGCAGCTTGTTCACATTGAATATGCCGGTGAGCTTGCTCAGGTCTGGGTGATTAAGGACAGCTCCCTGCTTCACCCGGCTCCAATTAATGCCCTTCATTGGCACAGCGCCGCCAAGAATAGGCTTGTCAGCCTTGAGCATCTTGGCGACATCAGCCGGTCGAAAGCTCTGATCGGCGTCAACAAACAGAAGGTGCGAGGCATCCATATTCAGGAAATGCCACGCAATCGTATTGCGACCGCGCTGGATCAGGCTTTCATTGCCCAAGAAGATGCAAGTGACGGTATGCCCGTGCTGCTGCATAGCGTCTTTCAACGCCATCAGCGACTGAACATACTCACTGCAACACATGCCGCCATACATCGGCGTGCCAATAACCAAGTGCATTGTAGTCCCCCCTTATACAAGCATTAGGCGTTTAGAGCGTCCAAACGGCCCCATACCCAGTCAGCAGCCTTTGCCGGGTCAAAAGGCACCGGCTCATCTGTGGAATTTACCGCAGGCTCCGTCCAATTGGCTCCAACCATAGCAAGGTAAGACTGCAAATCAACCTTGGTGGCTACAAGCTCAAAGTCACCTGTTGCACCATCCTTGGAGATGCCAACCATCACCATATCACGCGGGCTGGGCGTTGCCGGATCAGCGACAACATACACGCCGCCTACACCGTCTTCCCCCAGATAGAGGAAGTCAGGGATGGTGCCTTCGGCTGTCAGGCGATACTTCATGACTTGATGGGCCATTTTATTCTCCAGTAGCAGCGGTTAACTGCGGCACGTTGGTCAGAGACGATGGGTCAAATACAGCAAACCCACGATAGTTAGCAAACTTTGCTGGGTCATCAGCCCACTTATCGGCGCACGCCTCAAGCCATTTGACGGTCATTTCATGCGTCGGTGGGATGCCTTTGGAGATAAGTTCGTTCTCCATAGTGAGATAGGCGAACACCTCGGCCTGAGCTTGAGCTGCGTTGATGCCAAGATCAAACAAGTAGATCATGTTGCCTTCGTCGATCACGCCATTGCGCGAGCGGGCCGCGTTAAGACCCTGCTTCATGCACGTCATGATGTGGTAGCGGGCTTCTTCGCGCTCGTAGTCTTCTTCGGTGATCTCGTTCTTGCCAACCCTCTCAAGCAATTGCTTGTGCTGATTGACCATAAAGTTCATCTTGCGAATAGCACCGTTGACGTGGTTTTGAGTGCCTTCAAGGTGGCTGTTGATCTCAAGGATTTCGATTTCCAAAAGCTCAGAGTCTAAGGCATCAGTGCAAGCGAGAAGCTCCGCCTGCTTCTTTTTGAGTTCGACCTGCTTTTTACGCAGACCAATGTATGCTTCCTGCAAAGCAGATTTAGTGCGGTCAATCTCAGCTAAGGTGTGCTTGATTGAGCGGATCGGCGTGATGGCTGTTACGTCCAGCGTCACAGACATGAATTGGCTGTGAGACTTGTGGAAGTTGCTGGTGTCGCGTGTAACAGCAGGCATACGGCCCTGAATGTTTTCTAACATCAGGTTGTACTCTGGCTTTGTTACAACCAAAGCATTGTTCATGTTTCCAAGAATTAGGTCGTTCATAAGTCCCCCTGTAGTAGTTAGATGCCGCCGTGGCTGCCGGAGCAAGCTGTAAGAGTTGACCGAGCTGCCCCTAAATCACCAACATCAATTGCATTTCCTGTAGACGCTATTGTTATATAGCTAATAACATTTGTCGTTATCCCCCCAGAACTTACTCCACCGCCAAATAATCCTAAAGTGCTGTTTGACGTTGCGCTGGAAGAAGATGTGACATCGGTTAGGTCGCCAAAGTCTGTAGCGTTCCCTGCGCTCGCAATGGTAACAAATTCAATCACATTTGTAGAAGTGGGGGCTGATCCTCCAGCAATGATTCCTCTGGTAGAAGAAGACGTTGCCGCTGGCGCGCTGGGTGATAGTGTTAAGTCACCAAAATCTGATGCTGAACCTAGTGAGGAAAACGTAATAAAGCTAATCACGTTTAGCCTTGATCCTCCCGAATTTGTCCCACCAGAAAACAAAGCTCTTGTTGCTGAAGCGCAGCCTGCCAATGAATGAATATTGTCGGGCAACCCACCAAAACTACTAGAGTTTCCCGTTGTTGCTATTGTTACAGAAGTTGTTTGATTTGTTGTTGGGCTTTGCCCGCCCGCAAAAATAGCTATTGTGCTGTTTGAACATCCGGCGAGGTTATATCTTGCCGTAGCTAAGTCCCCAAAATCGGCCACACTCCCAGAAGCCGCAAATGTTATATATTCAATAGTGTTGAAGATAACAAAATCGCCCAATCCATCAAGGCCACCGCCCCCAGCAAAAAGCCCGCGAGTTGACGACGACCCCGAAGCTAAAAACCCAGTATTCGTTGATAAGTTTCCAAAATTTGTTGTATTGCCTGATGTTGAAATAACAATTGTGTAAATGTTTGAAAAATAACTTGACGATAAAGTTCCACCCGCAAAAAAAGCTCTTTGAGAAGGATTGCTATTCCCCGCTATTGGCCAAAGCCCCTGCTTGATCCAGTAGGTAGCTTCCATAATAGTCCATACGCCTTTGGCAGCTCCGTCCTGAAACGGGCCAGCAGGTGTTATAGCTGTTTTGCGGATTAACCCGCCGGGCCAACGTGACATTATAAACCCCCGTGGGCGTTAGAGCAGGCAGCAGGGCCGGTGCGTGTGACAGAAAGATCGCCAAAGTCCAACGCATTTCCTACCGAAGAAATTGTTACATACTGAATGACATTGGAATAATCATTAGTATACCCACCGCCCCAAACACCTCGAGTTGATGAGGAACAAGCCCCAAGTGCTTGGGTTGCTACAACAAGATCACCAAAGTCAGTGGCGTTTCCAGCAGATGCTATGGTTATGTAGTCTATAACATTACTATTAGTGTAGCCGAGTACAAACCCGCCGCCAAACACCCCGCGCGTTGATGAAGAACAACCCGCAAGAGTAGACCTGCTAATTGTTAAGTCGCCAAAGTCTGTGGCATTGCCTGTGGTTGCTATGGTTATAAACTCTAAAACATTAGTTGGCGTATTTAATCCTCCACCAAACACCCCGCGAGTTGAAGAAGAACAAGCTGCAAGCCCCTCTAAAACAAGAGTTAAATCACCAAAATCTAAAGCGTTCCCCGTTGTAGCTATTGTTATATAATCAAGTACATTGCTGTTACCGACCGCACTGCCGCCGCCAAAAACCCCACGAGTTGAAGAAGAGCAAGCCGCAAGGTAAAGCCTTTTAACAGTTAAATCGCCAAAATCTGTTGCATTACCTACAGAGTTTATAGTGACATAGTCTACAATATTAGTATTGCCAACACTATCCGCCCCGTCACCAAACACACCGCGTGTAGATGAAGAGCAGGCTGCAAGGTAATATCTACCAACAGTTAAATCTCCAAAATCCAAAGCGTTACCAGTAGAAGCTATTGAGATGTAATCGATCACATTTAACTGATTTGGGTTCCCGCCTCCAAAAAGACCAATGTCCCCCGACAAAGGCGACAACTGCCAATTCCCCGCAGCCGTTGCCTGCAATTGCTGCACTAGTGTCCAAACGCCGGAGTAGCTGGGCATTGTTAGAGTCCTCCGTTAAGGCTTGAACAGGCTCCGGGACTTCTTGTCTCTATTGTAAGATTACCAAAATTTGCAGCGTTTCCTGTTGACGCAATTGTAATGCTTTGCAAAGTTGTAGTAATACCAAATTGCAGAGAGCCGCCCCCAAAAACAGCCGTGGTTGTAGAAGAACACGCGGCCACCCCCAAAACAGCAGATGTTAAATCTCCAAAATCTGTTGCATTGCCAGTAGACGCTATTGTTATATAATCAATAACATTAAAACGCCCATCATTATTGTCTCCCCCTCCAAATATTCCCCTTGTTGCAGATGAGCAAACACCCATATCGGACCTAGCTACTGTTAAGTCTCCAAAATCTATTGAATCCCCAGTACTAGCAATAGTGATATATTCAATTACATTTTGATATATTGAAGTTGTGTTTCCGCCCCCAATTATTCCTCTAGTAGAAGACGAACACCCTCCCCCGAAATTGTATTTTGCAAGACTTAAATTGCCAAAGCTTGTGGTGTCGCCTGTCGATGCAATCGTAATGTAACGAATATCTGTTTGAGTACTGGTAGAAGAATTGTACCCCCCGGAAAAAACGCCCCTAGTAGACGAATTACAACCGGACGTGCCCCCTGTGCTTGAAGGAGACAGCGACCCAAACGATGCTGAGTTCCCTGTTGTTGCTATGGTTATATATTGAATGCTTGTGCCATTAAGCTGTCCTCCCGCAAACACGCCTCTGGTTGCTGAAGCGCAAGCTCCCATATTCTCGTTTGTTACCGATAAATCCCCAAAATCAGTTGAGTTACCCAACGAAGAGAAAGATATGTAACTGATGATATTTGTATAAACACCGCCCCCCGGTGTGCCCCCCGCAAAGATACCCTGTGGTGGGGGCAACGCAGGCGTCACGCTCCCGCTGGCTCCGCTGAAAGGCGACGGCCCATAGGTGTTAAGCGCCCATACTGAAAACGTATATGCCGTACCATTGGTCAAGCCGGTCACGGTAATTGGCGACGACGCCCCCGATACGGTTATCCGACCGGGGTTAGATACAGCGTAATAAGCCGAGATAGCCGACCCGCCAACATTTGCCGGAGCCGTAAACGCTACAGACGCAGACGCATCGCCAGCGGTCGCAGCACCTATCGTAGGCGCATTAGCAACCTGTAACGGCTGGTATGTAGCGCTGATAAACCCAGCATTACGTTGATTGATAGGCATTGGTTCGCCTCGGATCAGGAATTGATTTCATCCCACGAACAGGTAACCACAAGATCACTTGCCGTGCCAGCAATAGCGCCAATCGACTTGTCCTCCAGCAGATAAATCTGTGTGGTCTTGTCGATGATAATCAACGTAGCATCAGCCGGAACCGAGATGGTCGAAGCAATTGCCGTCCCAGTGCCGCCAAGAGACGCCGCGCTGTACACGTTAATTGTGATGTCCGCAGCATTGGTGCCATCGATGTTGGCAACTACAAGACTGTTGATCTTGTAGACCTTACCGCTGGACGCCGCGTTGCTGACGATGCTGGTAGCACTCGTCGTGGTCAACGACGTTGTGGAGGTGTTGCCGTAAATGGCGGCGACGTTAACGATGTTGGGATTTGCCACGATTAAGCTCCTTAAAGTCCGAAGATGAGTGAGAACGCGATTGCTTGGCCTTTGGTTGCCCCGCTCGTGGCTGAATTGCTTGCAAGCAATTTTACGGTTCCTGCAGCGTTCTTGAAATACAACTTTTCATCAGTTGTATTGATCGCAAGTTCACCTGCAGAAAGGTCAGCGGCCAAAGGCACGGCTGCGGCTGTCGTCGTGCGATAGAGTTGGATTGGGGTAAATCCTGCCTGTGCCATAATCCTACCTCAGATTTTCAAGTTTGTAGAGCGTGGTCATGTGAAGAGCCGTGAGCTCGTCCACGATGTTCTCAAGAGCAGGAATGTTCCCTGCAATCTTATCCCGGTTTTCGTTTAGCCACAGTATCTGATCTTTGATCTGGGCAACAATATCTTCTGCCTCGTTCTCCACTTCCTCGACAATGCCGAACACGCCTTGATAGGCTTCGACCAGCTTGTCTAGGCCGCCAACGACGCCCTCATAATACTTACCCAGAGCCTTGTGCTCAGAATAAGATTTTGTCTTCCAATGCGCAATATGAGTTGCGTCACGAAGTTTGAAGGTCTTGTCGATCAGTTCCTCAATCATCAGAATGTTCCCCCAGAGATACCGCTTGTGGCGACTACAGTCGTAAATGTGCCCGCAGCAGCAGAGGCTCCACCTATTACCGTTCCATCAATTGTGCCACCGTTGATGTCAGCCGTGTCAGCAATCAAACTGTCGATGTTGCCTGTTCCTGTTAAGTACAAATCGCGCCACTCATGTCCTGTTCTACCAAGGTCATAAGTGTTATCTGTCGCAGGCGTAAATTCTGAATTGACACGACCTACAAAATTTATTGTGTCAGCGTTACTGCTGCCAAGCGTCGAGTTATCGTTTACAGTCAAATCTGTAAATGTTCCAGCCGCTGCTGTTGTAGCACCGACAGTGGTTCCGTTAATTGTTCCACCTGTCACCGCAACAGAATTAGCATTCTGCGTGGACATTGTCCCCAAACCCGTGATGTCGGTGTTGGGGATAGTCGAAGAAGCTGTCAGCGCAGATGTACCAGTGCCCTTAACATAGCCTGTTAAGGTTGTCGCACCGGTGCCGCCGTTTGCCACACCCAATGTGCCACTCAAAGTGACCGCACCCGTTGTGCCTGTGCTGGGTGTGAAGCCTGTTGTTCCTGCGCTGAACGAGGTCACACCAGCAGCAGGAGCCGCAGCCCATGACGCTGTTGTACCGTCAGACGTCAGCAAGTAACCGTTAGAGCCAATACCCAATCGGGTGGCGCTGTTTGTCCCGTTGCCGAGGATCAGGTCGCCAGTTGTGGTGATAGGCGACAAAGCGTTAAACGCTGTACCTGCTGTTGTCTGGCCGGTGCCCCCAGAGGCAATAGCCAGAGTTGAAGACAGCCCTGCCGCAGTGCCTGTGGTGTTCTGGTTCCATGTAGGAATAGCGCCCGCTAGGTCTGCGTAAGCAATGCTGACGACACCGACCTGACCGTTAACAGAGCTGACCAAGTTGGTCTGGTCGATCTTCTGCCATGTAGCGCCGTTGAAGATTGCCCAGTCACCGACCTGCCAGTCAGTCACGCCATCCAGATTGGTCGAGCCAGCAACGGAGACAATGTAGTAGTAGCCGTTAACACCAGTGCTAGAAACCAGCGTAGGTGTGTTGGTCGATGCGTTCCAAGATCCTTGGTACGACAAACCGCCAGTGAAACTTGCAGACGTGGCGCTGGTAATAACGCCCTTAGCGTTCACCGTGATCACGGGGATGGCAGTCGTCGAACCGTAGGTGTTTGCCGCCACGCCAGATGCAGGCAGGTCTGCATTCACTAAGGAGCGGAAAGCTGTGGGAGCCGCAGCACCCGCCGCAGGACCGGCGTAGACCACATTGGCAGGCTGGTCCACAACCAACAGCGCAGAGCCCCATGTAGGCGCCCCAGCGCCACCTGAGACCAGCACTTGGCCAGCAAGCCCAACAGGCCCGATGTACAAGCCGTCAGCGCCGGACCAGACAATAGCCCCCGCAGCGGCGACGAGGCTGCGTGCAGTGCCACCGTTGCTTAGGCCCAATATCCCATCGACTTCGTCATCGACTGCCAGATTGACTGCAGGATGCTTGTGGTCGGCGCGGGAGATGTTGGTTGATGAACCAGCAGATCCTGTTTGGAATCCAGACTGCGGCGTTGCACTAGACAGGTTAGCCGTCAGGGTGACGTTGGCGCTTAATGCCCCGCCGCCACTCAGGCCAGTTCCAGCGATGACTTGGGTCGTGGTCGGGACGTAGCCAGATATGGTTGCCGGTATAGACGTCGCGGCCATCACTCGGCCAGTCGAGTCAACCGTAAAGACCGGGATGTCAGTTGCAGTCCCGTATGTGCCGGGCGTCACACCGCTAGAGGCAAGCTGCGACGAGCCAACGCCGCCGTTCGCGATGCTGAGGGTGACATTGCCAGTCAGCTGACCGCCGCCCGTCATACCCGTCCCAGCGATCACCTGAGTGCTGGTCGGGACGCCAGCAACGGACAATAAGTCACCGACACGGATTTGATAATTGTTGCCCTGGTAGACAATCATCATCAAGCTGTTTTCGTCCGCAACCGGAGCGATGGGCAGCTGGGTCAGGCGTGTCGGTATTAGATTGCTGGGGACGTCAACCATTTAAAACTCCAGATACCCGGTGCCATCTTCGGTAATAATAAACTCATCTCCAGCTTCTTGAATCAACCCAGCCGGGTGCGTGTTTATCGGAGTGTCAGGCCGAACGAACGGAAGAACAATCTGATCCGGAGCCCGAGGAGCGAGCCTGTACGGATCGTACTGGTCTTTGTCTGCCTCGCAAACCATTAACCCCGGATAGTTTGGATCAGGCGAAAGTGCGGACAGGAACATCTTGCGAGAGCAACGCGCACATATCCCGATGCCATAGGTCGATTGGCCTGTCGGATCAAGATATAAAGCATTGCTCATCGGGTATAAACTCCAATGCCAGGATTGATCTGAATTGGCGAGCCGTCATTATCCCCGTCCCATGCGCGCTGCATGCTGATGGCTTGGCGCTGCTCAAGGACAGGAATTAGGTTGATGTCAACAGCGGCAGTTTCCGCAGCAACTTTTGAGGCTAGACCGTCGACGATCGCCTGAAGCCAGCGTTGCGGAACCTCAACATCCTGCTGAAGGTTTTGGGTGTCCATTATTTGACGGTGGCGCCACAAGATCAGCTGGGCTTGTTCAGCCGCAGGGAAGGGTGCAGGCCATATGTAGACGACCGGAACCGGCAGATCCCTCTGGTAGTAGAAATTGCTCGGGCGACCAGGGAAAACCTTGTTGCTTTGGTTGACGTAGTTGTCTCGGTTCAACTGCCCGAGAGGGATCTCGTTGGGCATGTTGCCGAGAGAAATCACTGCGTAATTGATCGGGCTTGCCGATGTAATGCGGAAGTAAGGATAGGCGAGAGCCCCGGAAATGTCAGTCCAAGTAATCTCGCCAGCTGCCGCGACGACAGACGAAGTACCAACTGTGACCCAGACAGTTCCATTGGTGCTGACCTGAAAAGTGACTGGGACAGAGACTGCCGACCATTCGATCCCGACAGTATCGACCACCGTCTGAGAGGAGAAAGAAACTGTGTAGGCCGTCGATGTCGAGACAATTGAACCAGACACAGGCTGGAGCGTACGGTAGTTGAGGTTCAGAACGTCGACCGTACCAACAGGCAGCTCTACGACCGGCTGGTTCTGGTACATCGGGAGGATCAGCTTCTCAATGCACCAACTCGGAGTTTTGATGTTCGCCATTTCTGACAGGAGCAAATACAGAGAATCGAGCGCATAGGATTGCATCTCGGCTGTGATTGCTTGAGCCGGTAAACGACAGCGCCTGAAGGCGTGGTCAACCACCTTCAGCGCGTTAAACGTCGTACTACCGATGCTGCCAGAATAGGCCATGCTGACTCCGGGTTGGGATTGATGGTGGCAGCTGATTCAGCAAACCCGGATCATTAAGAGTTTAGCAGCTTCCCTTAGCCATGCCACCCATAGCTTTCCGCGTAATCATCGGCTTGGAAGAATGAGCAGGAACGCCGCCACGAGACTTCTTCGTCATCTGGCCGCCCATATTCATCTTTGTCTCACCACCATGCTTCATTTTTGAATAGCCGTCATCCTTCATCATTTTGCCGCCCATGTTCATCTTTGCAGGGCCGCCGTGTTTCATCATCGTCATCTCATTCGGCAACGCCGGTGCGGTGTTCCGCATCGTTTCGCCGGGGTTCTTGTTGGCCATAACCCCAAGAGCTCCACGATTGCGGAGCATACCCATAGGGGCTGCAGGAGCCTTAACAGTCTGACGCTTAACCATTTCGTCGCGCATCATGCGCGGGGTTTCCATGGATTCGCGCTTGACCATCGCCTTGCGGCTGGGGTACTTGCCGCCATCCTTCATCCCGGCGCCTTTGTCGGAAGTAAAGGTGAAATCTTTAACTTTTCCTACGGTCATGACCTTACCTCAAGCGGTTGCATAAGTTTTGATGCACTCAAGAACGATGGTGTAGGTGTCGCCAGCAGAATGGTCATGCGTTGTGAACGCAATGTCGCCCGTTCGGCCAGTACCCGTATTATTGGATATGCCGCCGAACGACGAAAAATCCATCAAGTACGGCCCGTTGGCCGGGATTAACCACGCCAAGAGGTTGGTGGTTGCCACCCAAAAAACACGGACTTCCATACCGTGCGCGGACATCCATATCTTGTTGATCTTGACGCCGGTGCAAGCAAGCCCGAATGAGTTCGGGCTCAATGTCGAGACGTCCACCTTGACGACAGCAGTTTCGCCGGTTCCGTCAGAGATGTTCGTGAACTTCTGGATGACGAGACGTTCGCCATCAAGGATTGTCTGTGATGTTACATTGTCAGCCATGTGGCCCTCCTGTGAAAATGAGGGCCGAAGCCCTCATTAATTAGGCAGTACGTGTGAACACGTAAGCCGTTGCGCTGGAGAACATGAGAGTGTAACGCGCCAGACCTGTTACACCAGAGGCGACAGTTAAGTCACCAAAGCTGCCGGGGGTGTCAGCCGCGCCGCTAGACAAGATACCGTTCACGGCAACCGCAATGGTCACTGTGCTGGCGCCAGCAGTGTTGTCAATGTACAGGTCGAAAACTGTGCCTCTAGCTGCGCCCAGTGCTGCACCAAGCAGGGTGCCTGTGGGAAGCGTGATGGTGGTCGGTGCGGCAGAAGTAGAGGTGATGTAGCCGGTTGCTACCTCAGCTGCGGTAGCTGTTGCAGTGGCGTTGATTGCGGATGTCGTAGCGTGCGTTATACGGCCCGTTCCGGCGACGTTGCCCGTTATGTTGCCTGTCACGTTGCCTGTCACGTTGCCCGTGAGCGCACCGATGAAGCCGTTGGTCGAGGTAACTGGACCAGAGAATGTTGTTGAAGCCATGTTCAAATCCTCACATGCGAGATAAGCGCAACAGTCTGCATGTCGTCAGCCGGGACTGTCTGTTGCACCGGGAAGCCCGGTAGTCCCCTGCTCGGCTCGGGGAGGAGAGCCGAGCAGGGTTGCTAGCTTAGACGCCAGCGGTGCCGTAGATGCCACGCGGATCGGTCCAGCCAACCGTGTAACGCTCGGTAGCCTTGTAGCGCATGGAGTCGGTTTCGAAATCGCCTTCCATGGACTTGTCGAGGCCGCGACGCATCATCAGCTTCAAGCCTTCCGGAGCATCCGTCTGCACCCACCAAGCGGTAGAAGACGTGATACGGGAAAGGTTGGCCTGACCCTTCGACAGCAGACCCATCGACTTGACGGGGTTGATGTCGTTGTCGGCGGTGCCAGTGCGGAGAACGCTCTTGAGGAGCACTTCAGCCTGGAACACGTTCGACGGACCAGTCACGATCTGCGTCGGCGTCAGACGGATACGCTTGCCGTTGTTGTCAACAGCGTTGCGGATCTGGATGAGCATCTGCTCAAGCGATGTCTGCGACAATGCAGCCGGTGTGCTGAGCACATTGCTGAAAGTGCCGCTGACGATCGGGTGGCTGGCGTTGTTAAGAGAAACGCCGTCGCCGCCCACGTACGCAGAGTTAAACGCACGGTTGAGGATGTTCGCCGAGAGCGTCTCCTTCGTCTCGATCAGAGACTGAGCCAAATGCTTGGCATAGGTCTGGCCGATACGAATGTGATCGCCGTCTTCCACAAGAACCTTGGTCAGCGAGAACGCAAGACCGTAGACCTTGTAGAGGTAACGCTGCAGGAACAGCACGCCGCCGGACTGATAGCTAACAGCCATACCGTCGGGCAGCTCAGGCGCAGCGCCAAAACCATAGAGCACAGGCTCTTCGTGGTAGTTGCGCGGAATGCCCTTCTGCTCACGGAAGACCATCTTCCATTCGTCAGCACGCTGATCATAAACACCATCGAAAACTTCGTTCAGGATGGGCTCAACAACTGACCGGAAGTCAGTACTACGCATAGGAGTAGCCATAGTTTAAGCCTCCCTTAAACAGAGTTGACAGCCGCCTTGTAGTGATGCTCGTTGATACGAACAGTTGCCACTACATAAGCGTCGGTGAGCGAGTCATTGATGTTGTACGCAAAGCCGGTGATCTGGAACTGGCCAGAGGTCGCCTGAATTGCGGTAAGAAGGGTGTTCGAAAGACCCGTAGAAGTCGAACCACCGGGAGATGCAACAACGAAGTCACACTCTTCGCCAACAGCGGTCTGCACAGTAGTGCCCGCCGAAGGGTTGTTGTACTGGACGTCAAAGAGCGTCTCCGGGTCATCGTAGACCCAAGCGACGATCTCAGTGCCGGTCGTCCCGCCCGTGAAGAACGGGGAGATGGTCGGCTTGCCAGTCGAATCAAGGTACTGAACGCCAGCGAAGATGCCCAGCAAGGAAATCCCGTCAGTGGTGCCCGAGCGGGTGCCGTCAGAGGTTCCGAGCTGGATCACGCCGTTGTCGGTCAGCTTCACTGGGTCTCCAGAGAAGATTGACGTGGCATAAGTCGAGGCGATGGTGTAGGCCTTCGGTCGAATCTGACCACTGTTGTGGTAAGAGGCTCGAAAGCCAAAAGGTGCGCTAGTCGAGGACATAGTGGCTCCTATTGGTCAAAGAGGGTGAATCAGGAGAGATCAAAGATCGCATCCCGGCGTTGCCCAATCTCCATATTGCCATCACCCAGGGTCAACCGCGACTTTGAGGACTTGGCCTGCTGCTCAAGGAACTCTGCAGTATCCGTGAGTTTTTCCTCTTCCCGCATAGGCGCATCGTGGTGCGCCTCAGTCATGTACTTTTCGTACAAGGACATCGGAAGCTTAAAGGCCAGCATCTCATTAACCCCGATGAAGCCCTGCCAGTCCCCAGTCTTGAGGGTGGCATATTCCCAGCCAGGAACGTCTTCTGGCTTGACGGGCTCGTAGCCCAGACGAATGCGCGTCTGGATGGAATCACGAGGATTAGTCGTAGTAAGCCAGCAACAGTGCCAGCCGGGCATTTGAGGCAAGTCCGGTAGAGAGGACTGAAAGAACTGTTGACGGAACATAGCAACCCGCTCGTCATCAGAAATCGCTCGATTTTCCGTAACGGCCCTATCGGCCATCTTGCGGCTCTCGCGATTCCCGTCTTGTTGCCTGAGACCCTCGTTGCGGTTCTCGCGGCCACTTGCAGCAGATTTCTTAAAAAGTTCGTCGTTCATATCCCGCTCCTTACAGCGATTGAAGACATTATGCAGTCTTCATGGGGAAAAAGAAAGTGTTTTATTGTTTGTTGTTCCGGTCGTACTCGGCATACTTCTTGACATACCGCATACGGAGGGTTGGATCGTCCCAGACGCCCGCATCAATCAAGGCCTGCTTACGTTCAGGATTGATGTAGACCTCGTTGCGGGTTGTCGCAGGAGCGTGCTCTCGCCCAGATCCAACGGCTGGCCCGCCTCGCGGCTGGCGATCAGACCTCTGGCTCGACTTTGAGTTCCCAAACTTCTCCGGGAGGCGACGAGCAGCTCGCGAACGAAGCTCGTCCCAATACTCTTCCGTCTGAGGGTTCAGGCCTTCTTTGGCCAAGGATTGGTCAATCGCCAAGACGATCGCTGAACTCTCGTCCCTGCCCTGCGCGTCATACCAAGGGTTGTCTTGGATGAACTCTTTCGCGTAGTGCATTGTTAAATCATCAACTTTAGGCATATTAGGCTGAGGGCGATTAGTCTCCTGCTTGGCAGCAAGGAGCTGGTTCATCGTCATCATAGCCTGATCGCGGTAGCGCATCGCCTGCGTGACGTCAGTCCCGTTGCCGGAATCGACTGCCTTTGCGATTACACGTTCCGCAAGTTCGGCGTCGTTCTTGGCCTTGTTGATGCGGGCGTCGATCTGGCCCATGTCGATCTGCTGGAAACGCTGCTCATGAACAGTGAACCTGCGCTCAAGATCGTCATTCCTCTTGCGAAGGAAATCCAGCTCCAGCTTATCCCTGCTGATCGCCTTCCCTCGCCGGTCCTTGCGCTCTTGCTTTTCTTGGCGGCGGCGTTCGCGAATAGCTTCACGCTCGCTCTCGTTATCGTCGCCTGAGCCCTGAGCAACTCGCTCATCGCCATCATCGGAATCATCATCCGGGTCTTCTTCAACAATTACAAACTCTTCAGCGAGGGGCTTCTTATCCTCGTCGTTTTCTTTCATTACATTAGACATTAGTCATCTCCTTGTCAGATGAATGCTTTCACTGCAATCGGGTCGCCGATTACATCGCCGAGAAGGTCAAGATCATTGAAGATCACGAACATGGCGCTGTCGTCGCTATTGATGGCTACTTCCCATCTGTCGCCGCCATACTTGGGGACACGAACAAACTGCCCCGGCGAACACCAATCGCCCTCTGGCCAGTTCGCCAAAGTTGTCCGGTTTTTGAACGCACCCGGACCCATGGAAATAACTTTGGCAACTTGAGTGTTCCACTTTTCAGTGTCTCTAGTCTCTTCGGCAAAGTGAATACCGAACTTAGACTTCTTTTTTGGAGTGCGGATTTGCACCAGAACGCGGCTACCGAAAGGCCGAATACCAGGACATACTGGCGGAAAGGCCTCTGCAATGGCGTTCTCAAAGGTCTCGTTCTCCATATTTCTCCTCATTGGTTAACTGCAAAAGTATGTTGATGGCTGCCTCGTAACCGGCAACCAGACCAACGCGATACCCATACTCAAAAGCATTGCGTTCTTGCGGTCGGCTCAAGGCATCGAGAGCAAAGTCTCTTTGTGCTGCCTTGAGCCGGTCCAGAAGTTGTGTTTCGAAGTTCACGGATTAGGCTTCGAGTATTTCGGCGGCTTCGGAAGGTTCTGCCCGTCGACCTTCAGCCCCGCTGCAAGGCGGTGCTTCTGCTTCACTTCGGGGTTATCAAGGGACACAGTCCCAGTGGTCGGCTTGTCAGTCATTACAACTCTCCTTCATCAAGAACCGGGATTGATCCCTGTGCCGGTGCTCACAGAAAACTTCTCGCCCGAGATAATCTCAAGCTGGGCGAGATTCATTGCCGTCTGGTTGTCAGAGTCGTTCATCTTCTGACGGATCGACAGCTCAGCGGCAGTGCGCTGATCTTCCGACGACTGACGCAGCTGCTCACGCTGGAGATCAGACTGATCCTTCTGCTGCTTGGCTGCGAGCTCTGCCTGCTTGGCCTGCATCTGTTGACCGAGCTTCTGCTGCTCGATCTGCAGACGCTGCTGGTCAGACTGAGACCTCTGCTGGAGAGCCTGCTGCTGAATGCCGACATTCATCTCAGCAATCTTCATGCTGTTGTCAGGCGGCATCGGGGGCTGCGGCTTGAACTGCTGGGCAGCCTCGTCAATCTGCGCAAGCTGCTGCGAGAACTGGCCAAGCTGCTGCTCGATGAACTGCTGAACCTGCATGATCACCTTCGCCTGCTCTTGCGCTTCTTCCTTGATCAGGTTCTCGTTCTGCGCCCGATCAACGGCCTCGTGTGACTCCTGAAGGTAGTAATTCAGCAGATGATCACGCAAATGTGTCGCCATCGGATAGATGTACGTCCTCATAATGACAGGATTCGAGCCAAAGACAGGCGATTCGAGGAACTTCATATGAAGCATGATGTGGGCAAGGTGATCTTGCCGTGGCAGGACGTAAACAGGCCTGCCCATGGCGGCAGCGACGTTCTCGCTGACGGGGTCGACGTCTTCTTTCCCCGGAATAGGGGCCAAAACCTCGTCTGCAGGCACTTTCATAGTGCGCAAAAACATCTCTTCGACCTTGCGCGGGTCGTACATGCCAGGGATTGCAGCTGAACGCTGCATAATCGCCTGAATTTGAGCAAAACGCTGCGTTTCGCTGAAAATAGCCGGGTCGCTGACGGGTACGACGTCCAGAGGACCGTCGAAGTCAGTCAGATTGATCTCAATCCCGGCGTCTTGAGCCTCAATGTCCTCTTCAGTCATGTAGGCGGCGTCAATCCGGTGAAGGATCTTGAGGCAACGCGCCATTGAGTTGTGCAGACGGGAGTGGATTGAGCTAAATACGACCATCCCCTGCTCAATCAGGGCCATCGTCGTCCCGACGGGCTGGTTCGGGTTGGCGTCAGACAGCTTTTCGAACGAAGTCTGGACTACACCCTTGCCTGCGTCGACGAGAAACCCGAGAAGGCTGAACAGAACCGAGCTCGGAGGATTGAAAGGCATCGCCATGGCGATCTTCCGCACGTCGTCGACAAGCGCACCGCCGTCAATCTCGACGACCTCGGTCGGCTGAAGGTTGATTGTCTGGCCGTTGGGGCCGCCCTTCAGCTTCAGGAGCGTCGGGATGTTCTGGATGTGGGCAGAATCAAGCAACGCCCGCAGAGCGCCTGTCGCAGCCCCACTCAGGCCACCGATCATGTGCGTCAGACCGATTGGGTAGGCGCCACGCCAAGGGACGAACGGGAACTCAACGATCCAGTCCATTTCGTTCTTGTTCTTGTCTTCAACATCCCAGTTCCGATACAGGGACAGGGCTTTGCCGGTGGACTTGTCGACGCTCAGGATGTAGGGCGACGTGCCTTCATCAAAGTCCAAATAGGTGTAGATCTCGTAGATAGCCCGCAGGCCGTCTTCATTGTAGCTGGTCTCCTTGCGGCCCTCGATCTTGTCGTTAGCTTGGCTCGCCTTGCTGAACTCAGGATCGCCCGGCTCCCCGAGGTCGACGTCCATATACATGCCGGACTTCACCCGGCGCTGGTATTCCATCTTGGTGATGTACTGGACGTGTGTCTTGCGCTCAGCGGTGTAGAAGTTGGTGGCAGCAAACGGCAGGTAGATGTCGTCGATTGCGACAAATTCTGACGTCGGGCGCCGACGCTGGCCATCCCACATGAACTTCATGTATTGACCGCCGCCGAGAGGCAACTGGGTTGAGAGCTGCTCAAGTTCCGACCGGAACTCAACCATCTGCTCAGTCACCTGCCAGTTCATGAACGTGGCTTTGCGCGTAGCCTTGTCCATCTTCGCACGGTCTTTGTCGCCGTAGACCTTGCTCTTTACGGGTCCGTTGGGAGGGAACACCTCTTTCATAAACCGCGCGCTGAAGTCGACGCACGCCTCGACCAGCATTGGGTGGACGACCTTGTTGGCGCCGTTGAACTGAGCGCCGCCTGGTGCGTCGTCGCCCAGACCTGTGCGGCGCAGACCCTCTTCGTATTGCTTGTCGCGCTTTTCGCGGGCTTCCTTGTCTCGGTCGATCTTATCAAGAAGATCGCTGACCGCCATCTTCAGCTCGTCCTGATCGACCTCGTCGACGATGTTGGCGAAGTGAGCAAGGCGCTCGCGGTCTTCCTGCTCTGTCTCAAGCTGGACGATCGCGCCACCATCTTCAGTGTCTTCAACACCCGGCTCATCGTCAGGCAGAGCAAGCGTCTCGCCGACATCCTTGTCGTCGTCCATCGGATCAGCCATTAGTTCCCTCGTAAATCTGGTTAGCGAGATTTGCTATTTCGTCTGCGTTGTAAGGAGTCACGGCTCCGCCTTCGGCATAAGTCTGCACGCGCTGCTTGGGGGACAAGCCGCGTTGCCATTTGCCGACTGCGTCGCTGTATTGATCTTCGTAATTGTCGAACGGCCCGACGCTCAGGGGGAGATTATACTTGCGCGCAAGCGTCTCCCACTCATCGGCCTTCTTCTTCCCAAGGCTGCTGTAGCCCTTGGAATAAGCCTCGCGGGCGAGCTCTCGGGCTCGCTCCTGCATAGCTTGGGAATCGCCCTCAAACATCTTTTTGAAGTCGACCTCGCCGCCTTCAGAGTAGCGGACTACGCCCCCTTGGGCTTTGCGAACAGGGGCTTCGACGTTGGCTGCTCCTCTTCCTCCTGCTCGGTCTCCTGATCCATAGGATATTGGACCGCCAAGAGCCTTGCGAATAGCGCCTTCTTGTCCAGCGGCTGCGCGGAGGATGTCATCAAGTTTTGATCTGTTAACACCTTCTCGCTCATACCACGGCATTCCTTCTGTTTCGGTTACCTTAAAATTCTTTGGCACAACACCATATTTTGGTTTCCGCATCTGAGCAAGCGCCGATTGGTACTGCTGCGGCGTCATCGTGATCTCAGCGCCTGACGACAGAGGGATTGAAAACATCGGGTTGCCTTCTGCGTCCCTCATATATTTTGCGCCGTAAGCGTAGCTCTGGTAATCGCCCTGTTTAGAGTAAACGTCCGCGAGCGGATTGTTAGACCCCTGAACTTTTTTGAGGATCGCAGGCAAGGTCCCGTGAGATGCCTCCTGATTGGAACGGGCCACCCAAGTCTCCCAATGGAACCTACCGGGCGACGCGGCATCTGGGCGCCCAAGATCGGTGTATATCTTTTGTACATTCTTCATCAAAGCATCTTCGATAGCTTCATAGATCAAGATGCCTTTCGCCCCGTAAGTGGCTTCGGCGAGAGACGACCCAGTCACTACGGCAGTGCCGCCTTTAGACCCCGGATTGGCTGCTGCGAAATCTTTAGCCGCAGCCCGGCCCTCGTCTGTCGGGGGGAACCGCTTTACAGTATCGTCCTTCAACGTCACCGTTGGAACAGAGATGCCGTCCCAGATATTCGTGTCGGCATATCGCCCATCGTCCCACAAGTTTTTAAGCTGGATGCGGTCGATCACCATTACATCATCGCGGCCTGTAGCAAGCAGGATGAATGAAACAACTTTGTTGTCGATGCCGACACCCTCACCAACACGCGCAAACTCGCGCCGGATGTCGCGCCCACTCTTGTTGGGATCCGCCATCAAGTCGTGCAGCTTTTGCAGGGGCGTGACACCAGCCTTGTCAGGCTGGCTCATTTTGAGAAGGAAGTCTTTGCCGAATGCGTTCAGGTTGTGCATCGCACCAGACCCTGGCTGCCCGGAGCCCTTTGGTGCTGTAGTGGCTGCCCAATCTTTGTATGCGCCCTCTGCAACTTCCTTAGTGAACTTCCCTTCCGCAGCCATCTTGATCCACGGCTCGATACCGCTGAACGCATCAAGGAACAAGCCCTCGTGCGTGAACGGATTGACGCCACGCGACATGATGCCCCACATGAACATCTTGCCAGTATCTTCAACACCCATCTGGCCCGCGTGGTATGCCTTTAGAAAGTCTTTACCTGCGGCGAAGCCCGCGTCAGCGTCGCTGATTTGCCCCGGCGTCAATCCGCGGAGCAACTCGGTATATTCGCCGTCGGCAATCGCTTTCATGAAACGGTATGGGGGTGCAACGACGTTGCGCTCACCCGTCGCTTTCGCAAATCCACGAACCCACTGCTCAGGGTCCATAGCCATGTCGGGAAATTCATCCAGCAAAGACGCGACGCCGTTAAGCTGCTTGTCAGCATTGCGATTTTTCGTTGACGCGAGCAAAAAGCTATTCTTTTTCACAACGTCTTCGACACCGCTATCGACAATGTACTGCGGGCCAAGGCCGCTTACGGTCGGTAACTTTGCCGTGTCCCCCGCGCTCTCGTCGATGGACTGGGCAATTTTTGAAACAACGGAGTCACGAAGAGCCGCGGGCTCCGGCGTGTCGTTGAACGCCTGCATAACAGGGCTAGGCGCCGCAGCTTCATCCGCAGCCTTAGTGGCAATTAGCATTGATCCCTTGCGCTCGACGTCGGGGAACACCGCCGCGATCTCCTCTTGGAAATCGGCAGCCTTCATGTTGTTCTGCCAGCCCTTCGTCGTTTCCTTGCCAACGCCGGACTTGCTGCCCTCGTAAATGTCAAAGTACGCCTTGCCACCCGGCTTGAGGTTGTCGAACGCCTGTTGGATAACGTCGAGACGCGCCTCGGGTTCTTTGATGACGTTGAGGACGTTTGCCGCCGTGACTGTGTCCGCAGGGTTGTCTGAGAACTGATCAAGCACCAGATTATTGTGCTCTGGCGTGCGGTTAAATGGGTCGTAGACATAGCTCTCAACGCCCCTCTCTGCCGCGAGGTAGTCGGTGCCCTTGTCGTACTTGCCGCCTCCAATATCAAGATTGCGGGTGCCCTCCGGCACATCAAAGACTTTGCTCTTGAACAGGGCTGGAACCTGATTGATAGACGTGTCGGCTGATGAGATAGCCTGCTTGGCCCCCGCTTCGACGCCCGCCTCGGCCCCTTCCGTGCCTGCCTTCGCGCCGCGCTTGGCAAGACGTGCACCAACGCCAAGGATCGGCGCAGCACCAGCGGTCGACATCGCGGCCAGCTGTCTGAACATGCTGGCTCTCGGCTCGTCACCGGCTATTTCAGCCTCAACAGCCATGTCGCTGTACTTGCTGGCGTCCATGCCCGAGCGGATCTCGCCGACAACCGGCAGGACGTCGAGCACGGCGCCGACAGGATCGGCCTTGACGCCTTGGTAAACCATCGACCCCAGCTTGCCGAGATCCTGACCCAGACGCTGCGAAGGATCGGGACCAGCGGTAACGTCGCTGAAATAATTTGCAACAGTTCCGGGGATCTCACTTGCACCACGGACAATCGCGGAATCCGCAATGCCCTGCCCTATCCGAGACAGCGCACCGCCAATGCCAGTTCCGGCTCTGGGGTTGACCGGAATAGAAGCGGCTTGGATAGCCTCCAACGGCGCCATCTCGACGTCTGCCGGAGCCATCTCAGGAGGCAGCGCCTCAGCTTGGGCTACCTGGCCCTCAAGGATCTTGTCGAGATCTACTGGGCCACCTTCAGCATAGTCCATGCCAAAGCCGCCACCGCCGAACCCGCCGTAGCCCCCGCCACCGTAGCCTCCACCACCGTAGCCCCCGCCACCAAACCCAGAATTGTCGCCAAAGTTGTAGTTGGTGTTGAGGTTGAACCCAGAAGTTGCGCCGACATTGCCGAGGCTACCGCCCAGACCAGAGTAATCAAACCCGCCGATGTTGCTTGAGTTGTACCCGCCGACTAGGGCTGGGTTGCTCATGTTGAACTGGCCGCCGACTACGTTGTTGAAGTCCTGCTGCCAGTTGCTCGCAGTGTTAGCCAGCTGGTTCTGCTGAATGGCGTTCTGGTCAATCGAGGTGTCTCTGTAGACCTGAAAGGAGCTGGGATCGTATGTGCTGAACCCGAGCCCTGTGTTTGCGCCCGGCGTTATATTTGGGTTAAACGACGTGTCCTCGGTGTATGGGTTGTACCCGAACCCGCCCTCGTTGTAGCTGCCGAACTCATTTACGTTCTTGGTGGTGTCGTTAATGTTCTGGCCGCCAGCGTTCTGCATGACGTTGGCCGTCTGAACACCGCCGATCGTTTGGTTCGTGTCAAACGGGTTTACGTCCTCGACATAGCGTCTGGCGCCATCAGCCTCAGTGTAGCGCCTGCCTTCGTCGTCGGTGTAGACAGGCTCGTTGTAAGCGATGACCTCTTCATTGGTCGGGCGATTCGGCGGGATAGGAACACCACGGAGGGCATTTCTTTGAGCCTGAAGTGCGGAAAGCCTTTTGGTGATGTCCGGTCGATCTTCTGAGTCGTAGAATGTGTTGAACTTATTTACTAAACCTTCATCTGGGGCGTTGCGGCCCAAGAATGGATTTCCCCTCAGAGTAACTCCGGGTGAGGGCTGGTTATTCTGAAACCCACGGAAATCTGTTTGTGCACCCAGAACCGTATTCTGCCCTTGCGTGAGATAATCTTGTAGGGATTGTTTTGCGATGTTTAATATATTTCTCTCGCTCTCAGTCTTAGGATTCAAGAGAGACCTAATCAGGGGGGTGTTCTTGATCCCGTGATATTGTTCCTCGGTTATCTGCCCAGCGAGTGAAGGGGTGCCTTCATAATACTTTGAAATTGTATCTGCTGCAGCTCGGTTGCCAACCGACTCATAAACAGCACGGAATTGGTTATAGCTGGGGATATTGCCGACCTCGCCAAGAGCGAGCGAAAGCATTCGGTTGTAGTCTGCTTGGGTTGGCTTGTAGCCCCAGTAAGTTTTCCAAGGCGAGCCTTTGTCAACTGCATCCCCAGTCTGCCCTCCGATAGATTGCTCTAGCTTGGCGTACTGCTCTCTGCCTTCATTGCTACCAGCGAATTGTTGACCGATGTCCTCAAGGGTTAAATTGTTCTGCGCCGCCGTGTCTTTCCAATACTTTAACCCGCCCGGATCAGAACCTCGGTCAAAGTAATCAACAAAAAGCTTTTCAAGACCCTCATCCGTGACATCACCACCTCGGGCATAGCCCTGCACAGCGCCGCCTGCACGCTTGGTCAGGAGATCCGTCGTCATGTCGTAGTCGCCGGTGTTGCCAATAGCTGACTTGACCATCTTGGGATCGTAGACGACGACTTCGCGCGTTCCGTCAGGGTACTTGAGGATGGCGCCGTCGTGGCCCTTGCTCATAAGATCTCTTGTGAATTCGTCGATCTTGTCTTGACCCATTGCGCTCATGGCCTTCTTTTCGGCCATCGTGAACTCATAAGGATTGGTCAGGCGACCATAGAGAGGCGTGATGTTCTCGCCCACTGGGCCGCGCTTCATCATAGCGTACAGGTTAGCGCCTGCTGGCGTGTCAAACGCATAGACGCCTCGACCCATCCAGCCAGTGTCCTTGCGGTCGGGGTGGTTCGTGTCGAAGTATTTGATGTCGCTTTTGGAGCCGTGATAGAGGCGCGTCGGATCCCCATCTTTCTCGCGCAGCACCGAGCCTTCCATGAAGTTCGCAAGACCCTTACGCATCTTGTTGAGCGGGCCAGCCTCGGCCTCCGTCGGCTCCATCACCATCAGGCTAGAGCCAGCAGCCAGCGCCGCCTTGCCAGCCTTCGTCGCCGGGCCTAACGGACCCGCAGCCATGAACGCGACGTCCGATGCGGACTGCGGGATCATGAAGTCAAGAGCGGCGGTCGTGCGACCAGCGTCCGACGCCAAGCGCCCCGCTATCCCGCGTGCCTGCTCCTCAGTCCCGCCCTGCGCAATCACGTAGTCATAGGTCTGCTTCGCGATCTCTTCCGGCATACCCATGGTTTTGCCGTAAGCTTGCGAGACGGACTTAACAGCCTTGTCAGCATACTTGAGCAGGTAGGATGTGAGGGAGTCATCATCTTTGGCCATGGATCACCACTTAACCTTGTCAGCCCAATAGGCAGCTGAGGACGGACCTTTAGCAATGTTCTCTGCGTGGCGAGACTTGAACGAGGCGCGCTTGGCCTTCATGCGGTCTGACTCGCCCTCTTTAGGCTTACCGGCTGTGCTCGCTCCCTGCTCGCCGAACCGGATGATCTTCTCTTTGCCGTCGACCTTAGTCTTCACAACGTGGGACTTGGTCGGGTGGCTCGGTGTGCGCCGAGGCTTGTTCAGAGGCAGACTAGCCTTGTCGACGCGGTTAACCATCACTCGCCCCCTGCAACGCGAATTGCAGCCGCGTCAAGACGTGACCATTCGTTTGCGGAATAAAAGCTCATTTGTAGCCTCCACCCTTTTCCTTGTAACTCTTCGCAAGAAGCTGCGCCTTGCGAGCGGACCACTGACCAGCGGCAGTGCCTTGAACATTAGAGCCCTTGATCTTTTCAAACAATGTCTTGCGCATGCCGGGCTTCGTGTAGTTCCCGGATGCGTTCACCTTGCTCTTGGGCTTATCCATAGTAACCTCTTAGCGAAAAGACTTGACCTTCTGAGCGATGGCCTTTGGCTGCTTAACAAACTGCTTGCCCTCAGCCGAACCCTTGCGCTTTGCTTTCGTCGTCGCAGCGTACTCTTGAGACGATAGTGACTTGATCGCAGCTTCAGGAAGATACCGCTCGCCGGTCTCGCTAGATGGCTTGCCGCTCTTAGTCCGCCACTTCTGGTCGCCCCAGTTCTTTAACGACATCTGCGGCTTCTTCATTAGCCTTCCTCACGCTGCGTACGGGTTGATCTTCGGCTCGCTCTTGGGCCTCACGTCGTCGATGTCTTTGGCTTGCGGCAGATCGAACCAGCCGTCGTTCTTAAAGTAGATGATCGCCTGAGAGAACGTGTCAACATAGTCATCGTGCTGCGCGACAGGGAACTTAGACATCTGCTTGAGGAAGCTGTCAGCCCAGCTCACCGTCAATCCTTTATTCTTGCCCGACTCCGGGATCCAAAGCAAGCCCAATTCAAGTGTAGGGGCTGCCTGATGGGCGCGGGACACCTTGTCGGCGTTGCCGGGGTTGTACCCGACGACCGGCACCCTAGCCAGCCTGAGATCCTGAATCAGGGACTGACCCGACGCCTTTGCCTCGACCAGGATGCGGTCTGGCCTTCGAGCCCGGTTGTGCGGCGAGTCCTTGGTCATGCCGCCATACTCAGTCGACCAGTCCTTGATCGCCCGCGCTCTGAGCTCTGGATAAGACAGATGCTCGTCCCATGCGTCGATCAGCATCGCGTTGCGCTCACCCCTGTGGGTGAAGATCGCCCAGACCGTGCACGCGGTCGGATCGCCGGTCGTCTTCTCGGTGAAGGCGCAGTCGTACGACTGCAAGATGTATTCGAACGGAGGCAAGCCCTGACCCGACGGCCACATGTTGAAGTGTTGCGTCTTGAGTATGCCGCCCTCAGCAGGCGCGGGATCTTGCTGGAGCTGGCCTGACGTGCCGTAAGCGCCGAGCCGCGACTTCAGCGAGGCGATCTCCTTCTCGCCGAACCGCTCGGGGCAGATCAGCTCGCCCTTCTTCTTGCGAGGGTCGTACTCGCCGAGGCTGGTCCTGCGGGTGACGCCATCCCACTCCGCCGGAATGCAGATGTGCTCCCAGCCCGACATCTCGTCGAGGATCAGACCGCTGATGTCGCGCTCATGCAGGCGCTGCATGACGATCACCATGGCGTCGCGCTTGGGATCGTTCAGGCGGGTCGACCAGACCATGTTGAACCACTCGATCGCCGACTCACGCATGACGTCAGACTGCGCCTCTTGCGCTGAGTGCGGGTCGTCAAGGATCAGGCGGGAGCCGCCTTCGCCGGTCGCCGTTCCGCCGACGGACGTCGCGATCCGGTAGCCAGTCTCGCTGTTCTCGAATCGCTGCTTGGCGTTCTGGTCGCCAGCCAGGTGAAACAGATGGCCCCAGCGATCCTGAAACCAGGGCGACTGGATCAGGCGCCTCGCTTTGAGGTTGTCGCGGATGCTGAGCGTGCTTGAGTACGACGCGCAGAGGAACTTCTGCTGGGGCTGGGTGATCCACTCCCACATCGGCCACATGACGCTGACGATCGTCGACTTGCTGTGCCGGGGCGGGATGTTGATTAGCAGGCGCGTGATCTCGCCGCTCGTGACCGCCTCAAGGTGTTCGCAGATCTCCTCAATGTGCCAAGACGGCACGAAGTTAATGCCCGGCTCGACGACGTGCCAGCTTTGCTTCACGAACTCGTACAGCGACGCGGACGCCGCCCGACGATCGCGTTCCCAGTTCACCATCTCCAGCATAGCTTTGGGGTCGAGCGGTGCGTTCATTACTTGGCCGCCGCCTTGCTCAGCATCTTCTGCATCACCAGCAGCTCATCGTCGCTTAGACCCTTCAGGTTCATGGACGCGACCGTGATCGGCCCGCCGTCGGCGCCAGTGTGCTCTTGCGTGACCTTGTCGCCGTACTTGCGTGGCGCGGTCTTAGCCGCATGCCACTTGCGCGCGTCGATGCGGTTGCGCGCCCTTTGCGGATCCGTCTCTGTGTCCGAGATGTCTAGGATCTGCGCCGCAAACGTATCCTGCTGATCCTCGCGTGCGCGCGCGTAGGCTTCGGCGAACGCGGGCTGCTTCCTGAGCCAACCATAAACGGCATCCAACCCCGGCATATCATCATCAGAACAGATCGACGTGATCGTCCGCCCTTTGGAGATCATGACGCAAATACGCTCAGCGACGGCGACGGTATACGTCGACTTGGCTCCGTCCTGCTGCCTCAACTCAGGCGGTTTCTTTTTAGTCATTCGGCCTCCAACTTAACTTAACGTCCAGACGCGGACGGAGTGTGGGGGGACGCCCGCGTCTGGACTCTAGCCCTGGGGATGGTGCAGGGCTATTCCGGTGACTGTAACACATATTGCCCGAGCGGCGTATCGGAGAGCTGACCGAGGTACAGCTCAATCATCGCCCGCTCGGCTTCACGCTCTTCGACGGTCCTCTTCCGGAGCGCGACGATCTTGCGGATGATCTTAGTGTCGAAACCGTTTCCTTTGGCCTCTAAGTAAATTTGCTTGATGTCTTCAGCGACTGCGGCCTTCTCAGCCTCCATCCGCTCAACTCGTTCGATCACTGACTGGAGCTGGTTGTTGGTTATGTCTATCATGTTGTCCTCCATTGACGGCATCGAGGATGTACTGAGCTTGATCGAGGCAGTACTCACACAGCGTCGAGCACACGGGCGAGCCGGTGTACGAGCAAAGAGCCGTTGCGATTGTTTCGACCATTTCCCATCCTCTGGGGCGAACCTAGCAGCACCAGAAAAAAAAATCAAAAAAAGTTATCAACCCACTTGCATCCAGAAATAAGTTCCGGTAAGGTCAATTCATCGGCCCAGACCAACCAACCCCGGAGCCCAGCATGTCCTACGCCCCCTACTACAACACCCCCGCCATGACGCAGCCCGCCCTGAGCGGCCTGATCCATCACGCTGAGACGCGAGTGTTCTTTGAGTACAGCGCCCGCCCCGATGGTGACCGCCCCGGCCTGTCAGTGACTGATTTCCCTTCTCGCGTTTTCACCTGCGACGGCGATCGCGCCGCCCGCATCTTGAAGACCGTGGCTTATGTGGTCATCGACGAGGACGCCGACGGTGAGCCGATCGTCGAGAAATGGCCCCTCGCCAGTAACCGCGCCTACGCAACAATATAGGGGCTTCGGCCCCTACTTACCTAACAAGACCAACGGAGACCAACATGACCCAGACCCTGACGCAGACAGAGATCCAGACCCTCGCCGCCGTCTACACCGACGCCATCAAAGATGCGGTGACGACCGACGAGTGGAACGAGATCGTGAGGCGCAATGAGACTGAGTACAACGGCGCCTTCGACGCCACGCACGACTTTGTGGACGCGAACCACTATATCCTCGCGGCGTATGAGGAGATGTTCAGCACGGAGCCGTCTATGGATGAGCGCAACATGATTGAGCTAACATCAGCCGTCGATTACGCTCTCAAAACTTTTTTCAAAAAAGTTTGAGAAAGTACTTGCATCCAGAAATAAGTTCCGGTAAGGTCAATTCATCGGCCCAGACCAAACAAACTAACTAAACCAAAAGGAGACCAATATGACAAAGACGCACCCGATCAGCCTCAAGATGGAATACGGCCCCAAGACGGTTAATGGCGACTACGCAACGCCAGAAGAGGCGCAAGCGGCGTATTGCAACGCGCGCGATGCCTCTGGGCTTGGTGGGTCGAAGTGGGGTTCAGCGCAGTTGACAAAGGGCAGCGTGAGCTGCGGTTGGATCAGCTATAATGGGCGCGTATGGTCGTCCAAGAATGACCTGATCCTCGTCATGGAAGCCCCCCAAAAATAATTTCTGGATGCTGCATTTTGTTGTTGCAACCAGAAATAAGTTCGTGTACGGTCAATTCATCGGCCCAGACCAAACAAACTAACTAAACCCAAGGAGACCAACATGTCCAACCACGCAGCTCTCGCCGACCGTTACGCTTTCATCAAGTCAGAGATCGAAGCCCTGAACAAAGAGCTTGAGAAGGTCCGTTTTGAGATCAAACAGACTGGCGTTGAGCGCCTTGTAGGCGAGCGCGCGATCGTCGAATTCTGCCTCTCAGAGCGTTCAACGCTCGACACCAAGGCGGCTAAAGAGTTCCTGACCGCCGACCAAATCGCCGCTTGCACCAAGGTGACGCTGGTCGAGACCCTCCGCATCAAGCCAAACTTGACTGTGGTTTCGATCTAACTAGAAATAATTTCTGGATGTAACATTTTCCTGTTGCATCCAGAAATAAGTTCCACTAAGATCAATTCATCGGCCCAGACCGACCAACCCAAAGGATACAACATGTTCAACCCCGACACCAAGATCCCCGCCCTCGCCGCTTGCACTTACGTCATTGACGAGGCAACTTTCCCCGACTTCCTGCCGGGCGTCATTTTCTACGAAGTTTCATTGTCGCTGGAAGTGTGGGACGAAACTGAGGGTGTCATCGACATCGACAGCATCTGCTTCTCTGAGGGCGGCAAGTTCAAGATCTTCAAGGCTGGCGATTGGATGTTCGATAATTTCACCAAAGCTATTTATGCCGACCAGAAGTGGACCGACCTTCTGTTTGACGCCTGCAAGGAGGCAGCGGAATGAGCTTGATCGTCACAATCATCAAGGTCACAGACGACATTTCCCCTACGGGGGATTTGTCTTACGCCTTCCTCGACGCCTTTGAGGCAGCGATATTCGCCCACGAGGCGGC